AAACTACAGACGGGCTATTTTTCTGTGAAGGTAAGTTGGTAGACGACTATAATCAAATGGGTACTACCATCGGAGCTAGACGTATGCAGACTCCTTTTAAAGATAAGTATGAGTTAAAGAAAGCTGTTACTGCCCCGAACGGACTCATGAAGCAGACAACTCCTTATTTTGTAGATAGTAAAGGGAAGCCTTTTATTTATGAAAAAACGAAGCTAGTACCTCTCAAGTATATGAAGATTAAAAAAGTAGAGCGTAAGGAATATGCGACACTAATATGGGTAAAGGGGCATAACGCTCCTTTCACCGTACCACGCCCTCCCGAAGATGAAAAATCATGGGCAGGGGTTCTGCATCTACATGGAATACCGTGGATGCTTTATGAGTACTCAGACGAGAAACTCAAAGACACTAGAAGAAAAGTATAATATGGCTAAAAGACGTAAAACTCTTGCGGGTGTAAATTTTGACCTAAGAGAGATAGAACCTTTAACACGTAACCAACTAACAGCATTTGAGTCAAGTAAAAATCTTGTACTGCACGGACTTGCAGGTACAGGTAAAACTTTCATCTCCTCATATCTAGCATTCGATGATATGACGAAAGGAGAGCATCAAAAGCTAGTAATTATACGAAGTGCAGTACCTACAAGAGACATCGGGTTTCTGCCAGGCACAGAGAAAGAGAAAGCCTCTGTTTATGAAGAGCCTTATAAGGATATTGCAAACGACTTATTTAGTCGTGGAGATGCTTACGAAATACTTAAACAGAAAAATTTAGTAGAGTTTATGACTACTTCGTTTATTCGTGGTATAACTCTACGAGATGCTGTAATTTTAATTGATGAGTGCCAAAATATGTCCTTTCACGAACTAGATTCTATTATTACTCGTATAGGTGAAAACTGTAGAGTTATATTTTGTGGAGATTTCCGGCAAGCTGATTTGAGAGGAAACGGAATAAAAGATTTCTTTCAAGTTCTGAAGCGTATGGGTCTATTCGACTTTGTTGAGTTTGAGGTCGAAGACATTGTGCGATCCGAGTTTGTCAAAACCTATATTATTGCTAAGAATGAACTTGAATTATGAAAGCTGTCATAAGCCACAGAATCTACATGGAATGCGATGATCGATTGCAAGAGCAAATCGATAAAGAGCTTACATATACGATTCCTTCGCACAACCCACATGATCCACCCCAAGTCATCAAAAACATGGGCATCATTCGTAACGGGTTAGTGTCATTACCTATCGGACGTACGGATTTGATACCAGATCACTACGAAATAGTCGATAAGCGTATTAAGAAGCCAGTGGAATTTCCTGAGTTTAAGTTTGAACTCCGAGAAAGTCAAAAGAAGGTTTATGATGAGATCAAAGACAATAGTATAATCAACGCATGGGTCAGCTGGGGTAAGACTTTTACAGGTCTTGCAATCGCAGGCAAGTTAGGTCAGAAAACTCTTGTTGTTACCCATACAGTCCCTCTGCGTAATCAGTGGGCAAAAGAGGTAAAGAAAGTCTATGGTTTTGAACCTGGCATCATAGGCAGTGGGAGATTTGAACTTGACGCTCCTATCGTCATTGGGAATACCCAGACTCTGTACCGAAACGTAGACAAGATTCGTAAAGAGTTCGGCACTATCATACTTGATGAAATGCATCACGTTAGTAGTCCGACCTTTAGTAAAATTTTAGATACAAATTACTGTAGATACAAGATAGGTCTGTCGGGTACTATAGAAAGAAAGGATGGAAAGCACGTTGTGTTCAGAGATTACTTTGGTAATACTCTTTTTAAGCCGCCCAAAGAAAACTATATGACCCCTACAGTACATATTGTTCCGTCAGAGATTCGTTTCATGGATGGAGCAAGAATACCCTGGGCTAACAGAGTAACAAAACTAGCTACTGATGAAGAATATCAACATACAGTCAGTATGCTTGCCGCGGCCTACGCCGCAAGAGGGCATAAAGTGCTAGTAGTAAGTGATCGTGTTAGCTTTTTGAAAAGATGTGCAGAACTTACTGGAGACAAAGCAATTTGTGTAACTGGTGAAGTATCTCACGAAGATCGAGAAACGCTTGTAGAAGAAATTCTCTACGGGGATAAAGAGGTTCTCTACGGAACGCAGGCAATTTTCTCAGAAGGTATATCAGTAGACACACTAAGCTGTCTTATACTTGGTACACCTGTAAACAACGAACCCTTACTCACACAGCTAGTGGGCAGGGTAATTCGTAAAAGGGAAGGTAAGATTGATCCAGTCATCATTGATATTCACCTCAAAGGGAACACTGCTCGTAAGCAGGCTTCTAATAGGGTTGGATTTTATATGAAACAAGGCTGGAACATGAAGTACCTTTAAAAAAATATTTCTTGACAACTTACTTAAACTTCGGTATAATATATGCTCTTATTTGATTGGAAGAAGGTTTTCGATACAGCAGCGGGTAGCATCTATAATTGTAATCTGATTATGGATATGCTTATACGGGGAGCAATCCCTAAAAACAAACGCGACCCTATCTATAAATTTTCTCAGAAAAACTTTGTCGGTAACTCTTTTCTGGTACACCCAGAGTTTCTCTCGTACAATTCTCATAAGTATGAACAAAAAGAAGTATGTATGTATTACGCACTCGCTTCCTTGCGGAGCTTGTCGGATTATTATGCAGATCAAAAAACTACGCTAGATTCACTGCATTGTCCTGTGGATTTAGACGAAATCAACGACAACAGGCTACTCATAGTAGACGAACAGAAAATAACGTTTATCTATGAAGAAGTCACTTTGGAGACTATACACTAATGGCATTATCATTTAACAAACAAACGGGCGGAGCCCAAAAATCATCAATCGACACCTTTCAATACGTAGACGGCGACAATAAAATGCGCGTAGTTGGCGACATTCTTGCACGCTATGTTTACTGGATCAAAGGCGAGAACGATAAAAATATTCCAATGGAGTGTCTATCTTTTGATAGAAATTCCGAACGATTCAACAATGTAGAGAAAGATTGGGTACGCGAGTACTATCCTGATCTTAAATGTGGGTGGAGCTATGCTACACAGTGCATTGAAGGCGATAAAGTAAAAGTTGTAAACCTCAAGAAAAAATTGTGGGAACAAATTATTACTGCTGCTGAAGATTTAGGTGATCCTACTGATCCTGATACTGGTTGGGACATTTGTTTCAAGCGCGTCAAGACTGGGCCATTACCTTACAATGTTGAATATCAACTACAAGCACTTAAGTGCAAGCCTCGTCCATTGACTGACGAAGAGCGTGCCTTAGTTGCTGATCTAAAGTCTATGGATGATGTAATGTCACGCCCAACACCTGACGCTCAGAAAGAGCTTCTTGATCGTGTTCGTGGTGCAGCTAACGAAGCAGATGACGAGTTACTTGACGAAGAGTTTAATGTAGGATGATTCTCTTTACGGCAGACTGGCACATAAAGCTGGGGCAGAAAAACGTCCCTGTAAAGTGGGCTACAAACCGTTATCAAATGTTCTTTGACCAAATCTATGAGTTAGAGAAAGAGTGTAATATGCACATAATCGGTGGCGATCTCTTTGATCGTCTACCGAATATGGAAGAGTTGGAACTTTACTTCAAGTTTATTCGTGGAGTAAAGATTCCGACTATTATTTATGATGGGAACCATGAAGCTACAAAGAAGAACAAAACGTTCTTTACACAGCTTAAACAAGTATCCAGAGATATTAACCCTCTTATAAATATAGTAGACATATCGTATGTAGATAACGATTTAGGCTACGGCATACTACCCTACGCTGATCTGCACAGAAAAGGTGCTATAGATCACTTTGATAAGAGTCAGCCCTTGTTCACCCATGTCCGAGGAGAGATTCCACCACACGTTAAACCAGAGATCGACCTAGACTTACTAGAAGATTTCCCTGTCGTATTCGCAGGAGACTTACACTCTCACAGTAATACACAAAGAAATATTGTATACCCAGGCAGTCCCATGACTACATCATTTCATAGAACAAAGGTAAAGACCGGGTATCTATTGATCAATGAGAATAATTGGGAATGGATGTGGGAGCAGTTTAACTTACC